AAGTATTCATCTCTAGCTTTCGCTTTTTCTTCTGGCATCTTACATAACAGTTGCCCACCAATTTCAACATTACCTTTTAACGACCATTCAGAATTGTGGTCCATCATATGAATTTGTAGTTCAGGGTGGTCCTCTAATTTACAGGGTTGCCATCCTTCTCTAAACTTTCTTGATACATTAGGATTATCAGCTTGACCTAAAAGGCTAGTTCTAATATACCTAAATACCCAGCCTTCTTGTGGCGTTGGATTTGGTAAGTTTGATGGGTTTTCCCAGCTTTGTACTCGCTGGCTAGCCTCTCGGCTTTCGATTTCCCTTGGGGTACGCTCTTGTGCTTGCTCTTCGCTAGCATTATTAAGTTCTTTATTATCTATTTCAGACATATTAAGACTCCTTCAATAGTTGGTTTGCATACTGCTCTGGAGTTATATTAAGACGCTTTGCGAGTGCGACTTGGCTCTGAGTCAGATGTATTTTGCGAGGTGGTTTACCGCTATTCCTCGTTGCGGGTGCAACAGGATTTATTACCTGTCGTTTAGGTGTTTCCTCGACAACTTCTGTTTCATTAGAAGCTACGTCTTGAGTAACACCAAAAAATTGTGGATATTCAGTACGCATATGTTTATCTACTTCTGCGTAATACTGTTGAGAATCTTTTTCAGGTAATATTCCCTGATTACGGAGTCTCCTATCTATTGTTAGTGCATAAGAGGTCATTTCTTGGTGTTCTGGTATTTGACTCATAAACCAAGGATTTTGTCTTGACCAATTATCCATATCTGGGTCAGCAGGTTTTTCTACTGCTTGTTCTTCTGCTGGAGCCACATATTGAGATGCTATTTGTTGTTGCATCTGCTGTGCATAAGTACCAGCTTGTTGTTCAGCTAATGTTGCTTGTGCTAGTTCTGCTTGTGCTGCAGCCATTTGTTCTGCATTACCTTCTTCGTATGCAGCTTTAAAATTTTGTTGTGCGTTATATTTTGCCCATTGAGCATTATTAAGTGCCTGTTGATTTAAAACATCTCCACCTTGATTAACAACACTTTGCAATCTTTGATTTTCAGACATTAAGTTTTTTAATACCTTTGTAGCTTCCTGAGACTCTCTTAGAGCCTGTTCTTTTGCTCTACGCTCCTCATGGTACTCATACTTAATTTTAGCTATTCTTTTTCCAGCTCTATCACTATAATCAGCTATTTCTTTATCAACTGTATCATCATCTACTGGAGCTTCTTCAGTTTCTACTTTTGGTGGTCTGATATCTTCAGGTGGTCTTTCATCAACTACCTCAATTTCAATATCATTATTAGGTTGTGTATTTATTTCACTTGCTACACCAAAAAATTTATCTTCTGATGTTTGTTCTGATACAGGCTCTGCGTTTGTATCTATTACTTGGTCTATACTTTCACTCATGCTCTAACTACTCCTGTTGGGTCATCTACTACTGCTTCCACAGTATCATCGTTAATTAAACGAAACTCTTTACCATACATTTTCATACGAGTGCCTGAATAAGCTCTAAATATTACCCAGTCACCTTCTTTACACCAAGGTCCTGTTGGAAACCTTTTTTTATCACCATAAGCTTCAGTACCTAGTTTTAGAACAAAACCACAAATATTTGAGGTCTCTTCATCTACTATTGTTTTGCTAGCTTTGATAATACCGCCATCAGTTTTTTCTTTAGCTGCTGGCATGGCTACAAGTATTTTCCAACCTTTTGGTTGAGGTAATTGACTTTTTACTTTGTCACTAACCTCTGGTTTTTCAACACTATCTGGTTTTGGGATATTTACTTCTTTTTTATCAGTCATATATTTGCACGACTTTAAGGTGTCGAGTTCCTATTCTTTAAGGTGTTGTTCTTTCCAATCAAGAACTTCACGCTCTGCAAGGGCTAAACCCTCGATTATTCCTGTCATTTTTTTATACTCAGCAAAGTCTTTACAACTTCCTGTAGAGATATGGTCTGAACATTCATTCATTATTGTTCGTAACTTTTTAGTTAGGAACGTAGAAAGTGATTGCTCATTGATATCATTACTCATTCAGATTGATATCTTTCACTATATCTTTGGCAATGTCAATACCTAATTTATAATCTTTTGAAGATTGTTTTTTTGCATCTGCTTCTTTAGATAGCAAATCGCTAGCAATACGTTGTCCTACATTCATACCAGCAATCTCTGATTGTTGTGCAATTCTAGCTTCTTCAAGCTCTGCATTTTTAGCCATCTTAGCAGCATCTATTAAAATCTTAGACTCATCAATTTTTTGTTTATTTGCAACTTGAGCTTCTTTAATAGCTAGCTCTCTTTGTTTAGCTTGTATTAATGGGTCTTGTGCTTGTTCTTGTATTCTAGCTTGTTCTGCTTGTGCAGCATTTGTAGTAGATACTCTTTGTGCTGCTTCAGCTACTAATTCAGAAATACGTTTTTCTACATCTGCTGGTAAAGGTTCACCTACTGGTGGTAGCTCTATACCCATTTCTCTTTCAACTTGGTCTCTAAATTGTAACGATAGATGTTGCATAATATAGTCTGAACCAGCACTTTGAATAACTTGAGCATTTGGACTTTGTTGTACTTTTGCTTGTATATTTGGGTCTTGCTGTGCAGACATAAGTGTTTGTATATGAGCCTCATGGTCTTGGAACTCATAAGCTTGTACAGGTTTACCATTAAGTATGTTCTGTACTGCTGTAACTGGGTCAACTGCTGGTACATCTTCTTGTGGAGGTACAATAGTATCTACATCTTTTATGCCTAATACTTCAAGCATTTGTCTGTGTAATTGACCTAAATCATATAATTGTGGTGCTTGTTGTGCTAACTGCATTGCAGCTTGATATTGCATAATTCTTTGAGCCATAGTTGCTGCATTTGGGTCAGATACTGGTAGAACATCTACTCTTGCATCAAAGTCTTGAACTTTAATTTGTTGTCCTTCTGCTACTTCATAAGGATAATTAGGTTCTGTAAAATCTTTAATTACATTAACAAGTATCTCAAACTCTCTTTTCATTGAAGCATGAAGCCTAGCTTGTACTGCTGACATTACTTTCATGTTTCTTTCTAATAATGCTAAAGTAGTTCCAACTGGTGCCTGACTATTCATGTCAGATGTTTTCATTTCAGCTATGCTTGCAAACTTCTTACCTTCTTCTACTATATTTTGTAGTAAAGAAAATAATGTAGGTGAAGGTTCTTTATAAGGTAAGAATGTAATATTGTCTCTAATAGCACCACCTGGCACATCTACATCTCTAAATTCACCTGGCATAATAGGGCTATCATCGCCTTTAATACGCAAACCTCTAGCTTTCAAGCCACCTGGCAGATTGCTTAAAGTCCCTGCATCTACTAATTGCCTTAGTATAGATGTAGCTGATTTAGCTAATCCACCAATCATATGTATCAAACCAAAACCATAAAAACCTAGTCCTGGTAAATATTGGTAATGAACAAAGTGCATCCTTCTTAATTTAGCCTTATCATCTTCGTAATAATTTCTTCTAATACTAAGAATAATGCCTGAAGGACTATCTATTGTTACAACATAAGGTAATGCAATACCTGTTTCTTGACCATTTGCATCTTTATCCTCAAACCCTTTAAGGTCTAAATCTACCTGCATTTCAAGTATAGTATGACGTGTATCATAGCTATAACTCTCTGATTCACCAGTCATTTCATTATATTTCTTAGTAATGTCTGATGATGTAGGAGTTGCATCTGGTAATTCTATATCTCTGTAGAATCCACTAACCTGCATCTTTCTGATGTCATTAGTAGACTTCTTCATT